CACTCATACGGTTCTCTACGGCTATGTCTCGTTCGTTTTGAGCAGCCAGTTCAACCTCTATCTTAGTAAGCCGTCGCTCGTCGTTCTCTAAGCGATCAGACAGCTTCTTTATCATCCAACCGATAACACCAAGGATAACAGCAAGAGCGGTGTCTAAGAAATGTGAGAGTTGTTCGGTCATTGTGTTATCCTATTACTACTACTTTGATGTTAGTGGCTGTAGACCAAGTCCTATGAGTTGGATTACCACCACTACCGTTAGTGTTATTAAACCAATCATGGTAGCCATCTCCAAAGCCTATAGTAATACTATTTGCGGTAAGAGCATGGCAAGTAGCACCTGCCGTAGGCTGCCCTCCCCATTGTTCTATATTAGTAACATCGTGTTCACCCACGGTATCTTTGATAAATACTTTATACTGGATATCGTCCGTTCCTAAGTTATGAGTGTAGGTTACCCTGCTATTAGCACTTGGTATACTTATTGACCAACCTGTGCTGTATTTAGAAATAGCACCACCACTACCACTAGCAGCCGCTGTAAGCCGTCCTTGTTGGTCTACTGTGATGTCAGCGTTTGTATAAGCACCCGGTGTAACAGTAGTGTCAGCTAGTTTAGCAGCAGTGACAGCATCGTCGGCTATAACCGTAGCACCGTCTCCTGTGGAAGTAACATCACCTGTGTGGTCAGGGTGTACATAAGGTGTAGCCAGTTTAGCGTTGGTAACAGACCCGTCCGCTATCTTAGCAGTAGTTACAGCAGCAGCCGCTATCTTAGGAGTAGTAACAGAAGAATCCGCTAACTTAGCAGTAGTGATAGAATCAGTACTTATCTGAGCACTTCCTATCTCTCCTGTAGTAATCGGTATACCAAACCCACGCTGAATGATAACAATGTCTTCACCGCCCGTAAGAGTGGTCTTTATCGTGAGTGTGTCAGTGTTAGGGTCTACCGTGTAGTCTGTAGTAGGTTCAAGTACCGATCCGTCAATACTTACATCGTAAGCAGTGTCTCCGTTGATCTCAGCACCTGTAACTGTGTAAGTAGTATCTGCTCCTGCTGTGCCTGTAAACACCCACTTAAGAGGAGGGTTAGACGCACCACTAGCTGCTTGGTTAAACTTACCGTCTACGTAGTCTTTAGTTGTAGCATCGGTTGTAAGAGTAGGAGCAGCTAAGTTCTTTATCTTCTTAGTCCGTGCATCCCAGTCCGTGCCTCCTGCTTCTATCTGTAACGAAGCGTCATTTAACTCAGCTATCTCCTCGTTTAAGTAACGATTGTGTAGGTAAGCACGGTCTAGTTCGGATTCCGTTAACACAGAACCGTTTACAAAATCTACAAGGTTAGTATTAGGCTGACTCTTACGACGAACTCTTACAACATCTCCTGCTGTAGCTCCTACGTTTAATACTACTTTCTTAGCAGGTGAAGTAACAATAGTGAACTCAGTCGTAGCTGATCCGTTTATCTCGACTATTACATGTTCATCTTCTAGATAGTCAAAGTTAAAAGCAAAGTCTGTTTGCGAAGCTGTCGCTGTGTAGTCTACGTAAGTGGTGGCCATGATGTTATATTATTGTCTATTATTGAAGGAGAGCAAGTACATCTTCACGCTGCATCCCAGTTTTAAAACCTGCTTTAGCACGAGTAAGAGCTGAGTATTGTCTGTCTAGTTCAGGATACTCACGCAAGGTTTCACGTAAAGCTGCTTTCCTATACTTAGTTAACAAACTGTTTATCTGACTGATACGTGGACTAGGTAGTCCGGGTTCTGACTCAGACGATAGTCTTTGATAAGCTCTTGATTTTATCAGTTTATTAAGGGATTGACGCAGCGTAAGTCCTCCTAATTTAACAACCTTTAATAGTTCTAACCTTCTGTCGTGAGCGGATTGACCTTTGTCGTTTTCGTACTCTAGTAAATCGATCTGTCCGCCTAAGCTCGGAGTAGGGTTGCGAAAAGCGTGGTTTAAGCTCGCCATCTCATTAAGGATCGGATCATCTTTCTTAGTAGATAATTGTATTGGATTAATGAATCCTGTACCCATCCACTGCTCTGCCTTGTACTCTTCTCCTAATACATTACGTTTAGTATCCAAGGAACCACGCAATCCTAGTTTACGCTTTACGGCATCCATTATTGACCTTGTTTCTTTTACAGCTTGTGTGTCGTAGTCTGCCATTTGTGATAAAACATTAGGAACAAAAGAACCAGCATAGTTTCTACCAAGCTTTTCAACATATCGATCAGGGTCTCCAAGAGCGTCTGCCCACATTTGAATACCCGCTAAATATGATTTATTAGTAAAGTTTCGAGTTAAAGATAAAATAAAAGCACCGGTGATGTGTTCAAAGTCGGACTCATCAAACGACCTTTCTTCCTTTACACCTGTTTCAACATAATCAGCAGCTATGCCTAAGATAGTAGCAATAGGGTCAAGCCTTTGATAACTATAATAAGTGTCACCTATCTTAATACTGTAGGGCCTCCAACCTGTAGCCATTAGAGCTTCTTTCTCTCTCTCGTTACTCGGCCCTCCTCCTGTTATAAAATCTCTATTGTTGTAGGCTACGTCTATCATCACACCAGCTGCTAATGTTCCTGTCATGAATTTTCCGTTTGCCCTAGCGATTCGAGCAGGGTCGCCACTTTTGTAGTCGTCAAAAAACCGTTGCCTTTCTTCTTTTAATCCAACAGCAAAAGGAGTACGTTCAGCAGCAAATTTTAGAATATTAGTAGGAGTCCTAACAAAAGGAAGGATAAAGCGTAAGTAAGGAACTTTATTAGTAATATCTTGAAGTCCTTTACCTAGTGTCCTGTCTTGTAGTTCTTTAGTAAATGTTAGATATTGAGCTTCATCTAGTGCGTATTGAGCTAAACTTGAAGCGTCAGGATTGAAGTTATCGTCCTTGTACTTAATAATAAAATCTGCTTTATCTTTACCTTTCAGTCCTTTCTTGTCGGCAATCACAGAAGCTTCTCTAACAAGACCTTCCTCGGACATCATCCGCCCACCCTCAGTTACGATTGTATCCACTGTGTTATTTATGTGTCTTGCTAACTCCTTCGGATCACGGATGCCTTGCTGAAGCCCTGACATAGCAGCTTTAAAACGAGCAGCCCGACGATAGGCTAATTGTTTGAAGAACTCATCCGTAGTCAACAAAAGTCTACTGGGTATTCTTATAACGTTACCAAAAGCGTCTATTGATTGTTTAGCTGAGTCTGATCCTAAACCACCAAAACGCTCGCTAGTTATAGCTTTTTTCTGCCCTTCCTCAAATGCTCGGTTAGCGGGGTCTAGTAAGTTCTCTTGTTCTTTGAATGCTTGCTTAGAAAACTTAGCAGCTTCTTTAAACATCTCACCATCCGACCAAGAAGCCATAACAGCTCTGACTACATCCATATTACCTGCCATCACACCACCAACAACAGACTCCATTGTGGTCATTACTTGAGTCAAAGCATTACCCATAATATTAACCATCTGCGTCTTAGGGCCACTCAATATAGAGTTCATCCAGTATTCAGTAGGCATATCTAGGAAGTGTTTACCTTGTGCCTTTTTAGCAGTCTTAAACAACCGCTCGAAACTACCTTTAGGATCGTCGGGGTCTATGTGTTCTTTAACTAGTTTAATCATACGCTCAGGTTTCATATTACCTGAGTTATTAACAAACTCGTTTCGTATTCCTTCTATACCTGTTTCAGTCTCCGTTATACCAATCTTACGCTTTCCGTAGTTCGTTCTCCTTGCTTGTAAAGTTTGTGCTGTACCTCGTCCTATTTTCCTGTGCACATCATGCACTACAAGTAACTGTTGAAAAGCATTCTTTAATTTAGCCACAGATACCGTACCACCTCCAGTAGCGTCAAACTCCTTAACTATTTCAGATATATTTTGTATAAGTGCTTCGCCTTGATCCTGATAAGATTGTTGAGTAATACGAATATCTAACAACGTTTTCTCTATATCTTGACCTTCCTCAGCTTGTGCTTCGACTGATTTCCTGATGTCTTCGTCTACATCTTTAACAGCATCAGCTACTGTTAGTTTCTCAGGATTAGCTTCATAATACTTTTCTGTAAGTTCTTTTAAAACAATAGCATCTTCTCCAGTCTCCAATGCAAACTGTGGTAGTCTAGGTTTACCACCTTTTAGCAGCTCACTAGCGTAGCCTCTAAACTTCTCAGGCACTGCATTTAAGAACTCTTCTTGTTTGTTTGGTTTGTACTCAGGCAGTGGTTTAGGTGCTTCAGCTTCTATTTGTTTAACTTCTTTAGTAGGTTTAGGTTTCTTAAAAGATTCCATAGCCTCTTGAGCTTTCTTTAGTTGACCTTCAAAGACTTCTTTAGCGTTCTCGTCTTTACCTATTTTAGCTTCTAGTTCAGCTAATACCTTCTTCTGAATACCCCTCTTTTTTACTGTCTCACCAAGCAAAGCTAGTTTAAACATATTCTCCGAATCTTGAGTAGCATCAGCTAATGTTCTAAATTCAGAAGCTATAAACCAAGGTTCTTCTCCTTCTATTTGCCTTCTAAACTTCTCCAACTCAACAGCAGTAAAAGCATCCTGAGCAGCAGCCATTTGTCTTTTAAAATCTAGGGGAGCATCAACTTCAAAACCCGCATCAGTACGCTTCATTGAAAATGCGTCAAATTGCTCTTCTAGTTTTTCTAAATCTTTTCTAG